GTGTTCTTCGATGTCACCTGTTGCTTGATTAATAAAATTATATGTTGGCATAATCTATACTCTTATATATGTCAGTGCATCTGCTTACGCTTGAGTTCTTCAAGATGTTCAATTACTTTTTGCCAGTAATTTTTGAACCAAGGGTCTTGTGCTTTCTCTTTAGCGATATTAAGAAAATGCAGTCTGCGATTGATTGTTTGTAAATTCATACCAGTGTGGTATCTCTCTCTTGGACCATACTGCAAAACCTTTCTTTGCTTCTATGTAGAAATTACGATAAGCAGTAATGCTATCATCTTTCACCATACATTGTGGGAACTGCTTCATTGCTTGAGGCGGTTCAACAAAAGGTTTGTCTGCAATATTGTCAGGTGGTGTTGCTAGAATGTCAGAGAGCAACGTATAACTTTTGTGCGAATGTCCATATCTATACACGAATTCTTTATGTAGTTCGCACCAGAGGTCATACAACCATTTATAATGAGACACGCTATCACGCACCCAAATTGCGCTAGGGTGCGATACATGACATGCTTTGTAAATAATGTTCTCATAGTTGTCTGAAAGTCTCCAGCGTTTTACTCTACGACCAGTCTTAGAATAACCAGTGTATTCATCGCCGTCAAGAACCCTGTGGGCGGTTGACATGAGTTGTGCATACTCAACAAGCATTTTAGAAACATGCTTGTCTACATGCCATTCTGCACAGGTCTTGACATCATTATGTAAGTAAAATATGTTCATCTATCATAATCTCTCTTCAAGTTTCTTTTGTAACTTACGCCAACGCTTCACTGCTTCTTTTTTCTTGCGTTGTCTTTTATCAGATGGTTTCTCATATTGAGAACGCATCTTGATTTCTTTGAGAACACCTGCTTTCTGTACCTTCTTTTTGAAGATACGCATTGCCTTCTCTAGGTTATTGTCATAGACAGTTACCATTAGACCAGTGTCTTTTGGTCTGTCTTCTCTTCGTTTGTGTTTATAGTTTCTATACATCATGCTACAGTTATACTATACTCCTTTACCCATGTCAAGTAGTTTTTGCAATCTTACCGCATTGTTGCCGTTATTGATGGCAAAATTAAATGCAAGCGTCATTCTACGCTGGTCGTAGTTTTGTTGCATTGCAGGAACTCTATGTTTCATATATCCAGGAAAAAGTACTAACTTACCTGGTTGTGGTGTTGTACGATACTCTACAGTGGTAAAGGGTGTCAAGTGTTCTGTTTTTTGATATCTACTATGAAACGTATAGTCGTTAGGATTTATAAATGCGGTTGGTGTCAAGTCAGGTGTTGCATAGTAAATTGCACACAAGTCATGCACACCATGATGATGTGCTTCTTGCCAGTGTTCGTTTTCATATAAATTAAACCACCAGTCTACAGGCACATAGTTTCTATCTGCATTACACCAACCAACTTTATGTAGAAAATTATTACCAGCATCAGTTACTTGCTCAAGTAAATCTACATGCTCACACATTACTTTATCATTTAGTTCTTTCTCACGAAATGATGAAGTAACTTCACAGTCCCATTCTATTTCTAGTTTGATGTTATCTTTCGCTTGTAGTACATCATTTACAAGTTTAGCATTATCATAGTCTAACATCACCTCACCTATTGGGTGAGCAAATAAAGATTTTACTTCCATTATGTATCTTCTCTAACGATATCTGTTCTTGTCAAGTCTCTTGATATATAATCATTTCTTGAGATAGGTTCAAATATACTTCTTTTAATAACTGTATATTCTCCACGCTCTAAAATTATTTTAGTGTTTTCAGTTTGCTTACCTGAAGTTATAACAGCAGATATTCTTCCTGTCGCAACACCTCTAACATTTTTAACTATTGCTCGTTCACCTGCAAACCAATCATCTTTATAGTTATCTGCAATTTGTATAATATCTCCAGGTATGACTTCGGAATCTCTAGTCCACCATCTGCCCCAATTATCTTGCCATCTACCTTGTTCGTCAAACTCATCGACAAATTTCATGCCTTCAGGAACTTTTCTAACTCCTTGTTCGATTTGACGCTTCATAATTAGAGGCGATTTAACAGGAGGAATAAATGATGATGCTGTTGCATGTACTTCTGCTTCGGTAACTTTACCGACCTTACTAACCATATCATCGTTCTTCTTAGAATATTGAACTCGACTGCCGCCGGCAGAATATTGTATCTGCTTTCCTGATTTAATAACTCTACGTTTTGTTATCTCGTAATCACTCATGATGCCCTCTCAACAATTATAAATACTTTCATACGGATATTTATAATCGGAGAATAAGATGAAAAAAAGTTTTTCAAGTCTCAAGGATGACATATTAAAAGAGGCAATTAAAGAACTCAATGAGGGTGTTTATGACCCAGGCATCTTCAAAGCATTCTTTTTAGCAGGCGGACCTGGTTCTGGTAAGTCATATGTACAGAAGCAGACCACTGGTGGTATGGGTCTAAAGGTTGTCAACTCGGACGACATCTACGAAAAGATGCTCAAAGATGCTGGTATGGATGCTACACCAGAAAACATCTACTCAGATAAAGGTCAAGAAATTCGTGGGCGTGCTAAAACAGTTACCAAAAAAAGACAGGCAAACTTTCTTATGGGTCGCTTAGGTGTTGTCATTGATGGCACTGGAAAAGACTTTGATAAAATAAACAGACAAGCGGCATCATTAAAACAACTTGGTTATGACACTTACATGATTTTTGTAAACACTTCAGAAGAAGTTGCACAACAAAGAAATCAAGCAAGAAAGAGAACTCTACCTAGAGAAGAAGTTAAGAAAATGTGGATGGAAGTTCAAAAGAACATCGGTGCATTTCAGCGTTACTTCGGTACTAAGAACTTTATCATTCTAGACAACAATGGTCCAAATGACGATGTACTGCAAATGGTATTTAAGAGAGTTCGTGGACTAGTTAAAACACCAGTCAAAAACTATATTGCTAAACAATGGATTGCTAACGAATTAGAGAAGAAAAGAAGGAGATAAATCTCCTTCTATTTTCCAAACAGTTCGTCTGCTTCTTCTTGAGTGTACGGCCACATTATCTCGCATCCTTTCCAAGCATGATATTTTTTGCTTCTTCATGATAACCCATTCTTGAAAGTTCTGATGCCGCTCTCGCACGACCAACATTTTCGCCGAATGCCATAAAAGCAATGAATGCTCCAATCAAAGCAGTTCTTACTGATGCACAAAAAGTGCATGTGAATTTATATCCATAATCTAATACGCTGTCAACAGACATTTATCTTACTCCTCTATGTGTGATGTAATCGTAATACTTGAGAACATCTTCATCTTCTAGATGCTCAGTGTCTTGACGATATTCTGTTCTAATCCACCGAACAATATCGTTCGGATTTGGGGTGTTGAATAGTTTATTATATAACCAGTTTAACATTTTTTTACCTACATTTGACGCACCAATCCTGTTCTCATCATCTCAGACAAGACATATATAATAGTGCAAAGTTATGAAAGCGTACAGTGTTGCACTGCACGATACTATATATACTTTGGTAGTGCTTAAAAGGTCAGTGTCACTGTATCTTTTTTTGCATAACAGTTGTGACAAATTAGCATAAGTGGAGCATGAATTGAAAGTCAGATTAATTAGTTTCTCTCAGACGCAACAAGGTGAACTTTTTGTAGGTAACGATGTACAAGAACTTGTCGCTTATTGCGCTAGAGTTTCAAACCCCTCAAATCAAAACAATAAAGAAACATCGGCAAAACTGCTGAACTATCTCGCAAAGCATAAACACTGGTCACCTTTTGAGATGGTGTCTGCTTGTCTTGAGATTGAAACGACTAGAGACATTGCAAGACAGATTTTAAGACATCGGTCTTTCTCGTTTCAAGAGTTCAGTCAGAGATATGCAAATCCAGTTACAGACTTAGAGTTTGAAATTCGTGAAGCGAGATTGCAAGACAAGACTAACAGACAAAATAGTATGCCGACAGAAAATGTAGAACTACATCATGCTTGGTATGAGAAACAGCAAGCAGTTATCGATGCCGCTAAAGAAGCATATGAGTGGGCGATTGAAAATGATATTGCAAAAGAGCAAGCAAGAGTTGTACTACCAGA